TACAATATCTTAAAAAGTTTATAAAAGGTGATATATCATATTCTTACCCAAATGGTAAATACAATGAAACAACATTACAAGTATTAAAAAATTTTACTTTTAAGACAACCAAAAATAGGAGTAATGCCTCTGGTATACGATTCCTTAAGCAATGGGGAAGAAACAAGAACTCTAAGAGGTATGATAAAGTAGGTTATCCCGCACAATCTATGAATTTTGGAACAGTATATAGGCTATTCCGTAATACTGGTAATATCCACGAGAAAGTAGACTCACCATATCAACCAGGAGCAAATAATAAAAAATACCCCCAAGTATATGAAGTATTAAAGAAGTTAATCCATCATATAGACCCAGAATTTAAATATAATAGTATAACTATTAACAGAAACTTTAAGTGTCGTCCCCATTACGATAAAAATAATAAAAGTCCATCTATGATAATTGGATTAGGGGACTATGAAGGCGGGGAATTAGTTGTTGAAAAATGTGAATTTAATATTAAAAAAAAACCCTTAATATTTAACGGCGGTTCTTGTTTACATTGGGTTAACGAGTTCATTGGAGACCGCTATACAATTGTCTATTACAATATTTGATTAAAGAGAAAATGATATAAGGTATTATCATTATATATATATAATACAAATGATTAGCGGTAGTAAATTAGAAATGAGAAAAGAACAAGACAGAGAACGACACTTTCTAAAATATTGGGAGAAAAAACACAATATAAAACTTAAAAAAGAGCAAATTGACGAATTTAAACAACACGAAAAAATAATTAAAAAGGTTCTACCCATTCTTGGGTTTTTAAAAGATATAGGTTTATTTGATGAACAAGAATAATACTTTATATCTATTTATTGGATATAATAAATGGTTATAAGGTATTCAATAACTCTTCATTACGATTACGACCAAACGAGGAAGCGAAGAAGTTAGT